TGGCCCCCACCCAGGGCCACCCCCTCCCCCACCAGGACCCACCCCATGCCGGTCCACGTATGCGCCACCACCAACTGCCCCGAGCTGGTCCCACCACCACACCGACGCTGCCCCGAGCACCGCGCCCAACACGAGCGCGACAGAGGCACCACCACCCAACGTGGCTACGGCACACCACACCGACAACTCCGCCGCGCCTACGCCAACGACATGACCAACGGCATCACCTACCTATGCCCACGATGCGGCTACCCCATCGACCCGACACAACCATGGGACCTCGGCCACATCGACGGCACCCGAGACCAGTACAGCGGACCCGAACACGCACGAGGACCATGCAACCGAGCCACCACCACCCACCGCGCGCAGGGGTACCCACCCCCACCCACACCAGGGCCAGAACCCACGGGTGGGGGGTGACCCCCAACACCCACAGCGCCCCAGACCCGCCGGGTACGCCTTTTTTTCTGTGGGACAGTCTGGTTGCGTTCAAGTTTGGGGGTTCCGCCGTGGGTGTGTTGGCGAGGGTCCTGGTGTTCGTGGTGTTCGTGTTGCTGGTGTTGTGGCTGGTGGGGGTGGCGTTCTGATGGCTGGGACTGGTCCGGTTCCGAATCCGAACTCGAGGCGGCAGGCGGGGCGGCAGGCGGGGTCGTGGACGGATTTGCCTGCGGAGGGGTATGGGGGTCCGGTGCCGCCGTGGCCGTTCGCGAAGAAGACGCCGTCCGAGGCGGCGATGTGGACGCGGTATTGGCGCAAGCCGCAGGCGGCGGCGTGGGCACAGCTGGGGTTCACCGATGAGGTGGCGATGTATGTGCGGACGTTCCTGTCGGGGACGAATGGTGATTTGAAGGCGGCCACGGAGGCTCGTCAGTGGGGCGAGCGGTTGGGGTTGACGCCGTCGGCGATGTTGAAGAATCGGTGGCGGGTTCGCGCGTCTGAGGTTGGACCGGAGCTGGCGGCTGGGGACGCGGTGGCGCCGGCGCGGAAGGCGCGGACGTTGAAGGTGGCGGAGTGAGCGGTCTGGATGACCTGTTGGGGCCTGGGCCGCATCAGGAGCCTGGGTGGTTGGAGTCGTTCGGGTGGATCGGCGCGGGTGTGCTGGGCCTGTTGGTGCTGGCGTGGGTGTTTGTGTTCGTGGCGACGGGTGTGGGTGTTGTGGGCGCGGTGGTTGTGGTGTTTGGGCGCGCGGCTGGTCGGCTAGTGCTTTCTAGGCGTGTATCGGGCTGATCCGATAGTCGGTTGGGGGGTTGACCGACGGTCCGCCGACGGTGACGCCGACAGGGTTCCGGGGGTGTGTGGGGGATGGTGGCGACGTCGTACGACGGGCCGGAGGGTCTGGAGCTGCTGAAGCAGCGGGTCGCGGAGGCCAAGCACCAGGCGAGCGTGGACTTCTACTTGGACAAGATGTTGGAGCATCCCGACTTCCCGGCGACGGTCGAGGCCGAAGATGCCGTGGCGCGGCGCTAGTTTTGAGGGCGAGGCCCCCACCTTGGGCGGGTTGGTGGGCGAGTGGATCGAGGGCCACTGCCGTATCCCTGACGGGGACCACAAGGGCGAGCCGTACATGCTCACTGAGGAGATGTGGTCGTTCGTCCTGAACTACTACCGGCTCCGGCCGGACGCGACCCAGGATCGTCCGGCGTCGGCGTGGGCGTACCGCCGTGGTCAGCTGGTCCGTCCGCAGAAGTGGGGGAAGTCCCCGTTCACGGCGGCGCTGATCTGTGCCGAGGCTGTGGGTCCGTGTGTGTTCGCGGGGTGGGACGCTACCGGTGAGCCGGTGGGCCGGAGTTGGGCCACTCCGCTGATCCAGGTCACGGCGTCGTCGGAGGACCAGACCGACAACGTGTATCGGGCGCTGGTGCCGATGATCGAGTACGGACCCCTGGCCGATGTGATCCCGGACACGGGGGAGACGCGGATCAACCTGCCGGGTGAGGGCCGGGTGGACCCGGTGACGTCGAAGGCGCGCTCGAGGTTGGGCCAGCGGGTGACGTTCGTGGTGCAGGACGAGACGGGGACGTGGACGAAGGAGAACGGCGGGATCAGCCTGGCCCGGACGCAGAACCGGGGCCTGGCGGGCATGGGCGCGCGGGGTGTGGAGATCACGAACGCGTGGAACCCCGCCGAGTTGTCGGTGGCCCAGCAGACGTATGAGTCGCGGGTGACGGACATCTTCCGGGACTACCGGAAGCCCCCGGCCTCGTTGTCGTACCGGAACAAGGCCGAGCGGCGCCGCATTCACCGGTTCGTGTACGGGGACAGCTGGTGGGTGGACCTGGACCGCATCGAGGCCGAGGCCGTGGAGATCCTGGAAACGGACCCGGCGAACGCTGAGCGGTTCTTCGGAAACCGTGTGGTGGCCGGGTCGGATGCGTGGCTCCCGGAGTCGGTGTGGGAGAAGGCGTGGGCGGCCCCCACCCCCCAGCAGCCCTAGAGCTCCTGTGGGGCGTGGCGCTTGGCCTCTGCGAGCGACCCAAACGTCCCGTAGAGGACCCCCGTACCCCAGGGGGTACGGGTAAGGAACAGGTTGTGGCCCTGCTCGGAGACTGCGATGAACGCACGGCCGTCGTTGCGGTAGGTGGTGGTCCCGTGGGTCCAGGTGGTCATGTCAGGCTCCGATCTTCTTGGCGCAGCGGGTGCAACCCAGGTGGGTGAATCCTGAACGATTTCCGGGGTCTTGGTCATGTCACAAACCTACAGGGTGTCCGTACACCCTGTCAAGTGACCACCGGGGGTAATCGTGAAGTGGCTCCCGAACCCCCCTGACGGCACCGCGATAGGGCTGGGGTTCGACGGGTCGGACGTGGACGACTGGACCGCGATTCGGGCCGAGACGATTGACACGGGGTTCCAGTTCACCCCCCGTGTGTTCGAGGCGCAGCGGCCGACGGTGTGGAACCCGGCTGAGCATCACGACCACCGCATCCCGCGTCTCGAGGTCCACGCGGCCCTCGAGGAGGTGTTCGACCGGTGGGACGTGCGCCGGTTCTACTACGACCCCCCAGGGTGGAAGTCCGAGGGTGAGGCGTGGGAGGTCCGGTGGGGCGCTCCTCCGGTGGTGCCGTGGGAGACGTACAAGACGCGGACCATGTTCGAGGCCCTCGAGCGGTTCACCATCGACCTGACCACCAGCACCCTGTCCCACGACGGGTGTCCCATCACCGCCCGGCACGTCGGGAACGCGGTGAAGGTGATGCGGGGTCGCGACACCTACGGCCTGGCGAAGGCTTCCCACGGTCAGAAGATCGACGTGGCCGTGACGTCCGTCCTGGCCCACGAGGCCGCCTGTGATGCCCGAGCTGCGGGCGCACCCAAGACCCTGACCCGTGTCCGTGGACACGCGTCGGCCCGCTGAGAGGGGACCCCGTGACGGAACTGGCCGTGGCTCCGGTCCCTGACAACCTCCAGCCCCAGTCTCCCGAGTGGTGGCTCCACCGGATGTTCGACCAGCTCCAGCAGCAGCGCGACATGATCGCGTTCTTCGACAACTACTACACCGGGAACCACCCGTTGCCGTGGTTGGCCGCCGAGGCTCGCGACGAGTTCCGCAAGCTGGTGCAGATGACGCGGTCGAACTACATGGGCCTCGTGTGTGACGCCACCGCGGAGCGTGCTTCGGTGGAGGGGTTCCGGTTCGGTTCCGAGGGCACCGCCGACGAGGACACCTGGCGCATCTGGCAGGCCAACAACCTCGACTCGGACTCCGACCTGGCATGGCTCGAGGCGCTCATCGGTGGGGTGTCGTACTTCCACGTCGCCCCCAACGCCACGGACCCGACCACCCCGCATGTGTGGATCGAGCACGGGTCCCAGGCCATTGTCGCCTACGAGCCGGGGTCCAACCGCCGCGAGTACGCCGCTGGGTTGAAGGTGTGGTTGGACGACTGGACCGGGGAACATCACGCGACCCTGTTCCTCCCCGACTTCATCTACAAGTTCAAGGCCCCCGGTGGTCGGAGCAACGTCGTCACCACTGGGACCCGGCTCCGGTGGGAGGAGCGCACCGTCCGTGGCGAGCAGCCCAACGGCCAGCGGCGCAACCTCATGGGCGAGGTCCCGCTGGTGGAGATCCCGAATAACCCCCGCCTGTTGACCGGTGGTGTGTCCGAGCTGTACGACCTCACGGACATCCAGGACCGGATCAACAAGACCCTGTTCGACAGGATGCAGACCCAGGAGTTCGGGGTCGACCCGCAGAAGTGGGCCAAGGGGTACCCCAACGAGGACGCGAACGGGAACCCACAGACCGTCCAGTTCGGCCGGAACCGGATGGTCACCACGGACGTCGCTGAGACGGGGTTCGGGAACTTCGCGGTGGCCCCGTTGGCCCCGTACAGCGAGGCGAAAAAGGAGGACGTGAAGGACATCGCGTCCCGGTCCCGCACCCCCGCCCAGTACCTCCTCGGTGAGATGTCCAACGTGAACGGCGAGACGCTCAAGGCGTCCGAGTCGGGGTTGGTGTCGAAGGTCAAGCAGCGCCGGCGCCCGTGGGGTGAAGCGTCGGAGAACGCGATGCGGAAGGCCCGCCGCCTAGCAGGGTTGACCGACCCTGGGGACAACATGATGGAAACCATCTGGACCAACCCCCAGTTCCGCACCGAGGGCGAGCTGACCGACGCGGTCATCAAGCGCCTCCAGGCCAAGATCATCTCCATGCGTCAGGCCCGCGAGGACCTCGGGTACACCGCCACACAGATCCTCCAGCTGGAAGCCGACGACCTCGAGGCCGCCGCAGCGGACCCCGTCCAGGGGTTGGCGAACACCCTAGACCGACAGGCCAACGGGCTACCGCTGACAGCGGCGGAGGCGGTCCAGCCCCCAGGGACCGACGACGGTGCCGTCACCGGCGACGAGTGAGTACCAACGCCTCCAGCAGCAGCTCCGGGCGTTGACGTACCAGGATTTTCTCCGCGTGTGGCCCACCCTGGACCTACGCGACCTCGACGGCTCGTTCCCCAGGTTCGCGGCCGTCGCTGCCGCGGCGGTCGTGTTCCGAACCAACCAGTCGAACACGCTGGCCCGACAGTACTGGACCCGGCTGCGCGCCGAGACACCACCGGTCCCACCGCGACCGGTCCCAACGGACGTGGTCACGGGGGCGCTCCTCGCGGCCTCCGTCATCAGCGTGAAGCGGGCCATGACCGCCGGTCGACCCCTCGAGCTGGCCGGTCGGAACGCACTGGTCAACACCCTCGGGACCGTGGGGAACCTCGTGACCAGCCCCGCCACGCAGATGATCCTCGAGTCCACCGAAGCCGACCCCCGAACCGTGGGGTGGCGCCGGGTGGTCCGTGGTGGCTGCGACTGGTGCAAGGCGCTCGCCGGACCGATCCTCCCCGCCTCCGCCCCCATGGCCCGACACCGCCACTGCGGCTGTGTCCCGGAGCCGGTCCTCACATCTTCCGCGTCCAGGTGACGCGGTAAGGCAACACCCCACCACCGATGCCCCAGGAGGGCGACGTGACCACACCCGCAACCGAACCGGCAGCAGCACCGAACACCCAGGCGGCACCGTCCACGGCGACACCCAAGACCGGCGACGACTTCGACGACGCACCCCAGGCGGGTACGACACCACCGGAGCCGGAACCACCCAAGACGTTCGACGCGGCCTACGTGGAGAAGATCCGCCAGGAAGCGGCCAAGCACCGCACCGAAGCGCGAGCTGCCCAGCAGGAACTCGAGCGTCAGCGACAGGCGTCCATGTCGGATGCTGAAAAGCAGGTCGCGGAGGCCGAGAAGCGTGGTCGTGAGGCCGCGCGGTCGGAGTTCGGGACACGGTTCGTGCGCTCCCAGTTCGACGTCGCAGCGGCCCGTCGCAACCCGGAGTTCGACACCGCTCCCATCGTGGACATCGTGGACCTGACGAAGTTCCTCGACGACGACGGCGAGGTCGACCTGACCGCGCTGAACAAGGCCGTCGAACGGCTCGTCCCGGCTGCTGTGACAGGGCCACCGAGCCAGGACGGCGGAGCTCGTAGCACCACGAAGCCGACCAGCATGAACGACATCATCCGGGCACAAGCCAAGGGTGGTCGTAGACCCACCACGTAACACCCGCAGAAACCCTCGTATGGCGCGGGGTTGCTGCATCAAACAACCATTCCCCTCAGGAGGAAAACCCGATGCCATACAACAACCTGACGTCTCGTACCGACGTCTCCGCCACCATCCCCGAGGCCGTGGCCAACGACATGATCGGGGCTGCTACCGCAGAGTCCGCGGCCCTGTCGATGTTCACCAGGATCCCCGTGTCGGCCAGCCAGACCCGGCTCCCGGTGCTGTCCGCGCTGCCCGTCGCCTACTGGGTGACCGGTGACACGGGACTCAAGCAGACCACCGAGATCAACTGGGCCAACAAGTACCTCAACATCGAGGAGGCGGCCACGATCCTGCCCGTCCCCGACGCGGTGGTCGAGGACATGACCCAGAACGTGTGGGACCAGGCGATGCCGTACCTGACCGAGGCGTTCGGGCGGCTGGTCGACGAGGCCATCTTCTTCGGGGTCAACGCCCCGGCCTCGTTCCCCACGAACATCAACGCTGCTGCCGCGGCTGCGGGGAACAACTTCACCGAGGCCACCACGGCCGCCAACGGTGGGTTCATGGGAGACCTCGACGCGCTGTACGGGCTGGTCGAGGCCGACGGGTACGACGTGAACGGCTTCGTGGCCGCGCGCAACGCCCGCACGAAGTTCCGCGCCGCCCGTGGTACCGACGGCCAGCGTCTCGACGCCGGTCGTGTCGGTGGGGACCTGAACAGCTTCGATGGCCTGCCCGTGGCCTACCCCATGCGGGGCCTGTTCCCCACGGGTGGAGCTGCTGGGACGAACGTGCGTCTGTTCGCCGGCGACTGGGACCGGTTCGTCCTCGGCATCCGCCGCGACATCACGGTCGACGTGTTCACCGAGGGTGTCATCCAGGACGGCACCGGCGCCATCGTCTACAACCTCATGCAGCAGGACATGACCGCCATCCGGCTCACGTTCCGCATGGGTTGGCAGGTCTCCAACGGGATCAACCGGGACCAGGCGAACGAGGCCTCCCGGTACCCCGTCGGCGTGCTGCGCTACTGATCGTGGCGCGGGTCGGGTGCCCACGATCACCCGGCCCGCGTCCCGCACCACACCCACCCACAACGGAATGAGGGAACATATGCCCGCCAAGAAGCAGACCGAGGACCAGCAGCCGTCCGACAGCGACCAGGAGAAGGCCGCCGAGGCCGGGAACCAGCAGGTCGAGGAGCAGGTCGAGCAGCGCAACGAGCAGGGGTTCTCCGGTGTCGAGGTCGACCAGACCCCGAACGAGAACTACACCGTCAAGGGGGTCACGTCGAACCCCGAGGGTGTGCCCGAGGCACAGCCCGACCCGACGGTGGCACGGCGCGAAGCTGCGTCGTCCTGAGCCATGCCGTACCGACGGGAGCACCCGCTGTTCCCTCGCCGGAGGCGGGTCTGCATCCACCCCGCCACGGTCAACGCAGACGTCGAGGTGGGGGACCTGGCTCCGGTGAGCCAGGCCCCCGCCGAGGCGACCCGTGCCGGGTGGGCGCCGCTGCTCCCCGGCCAACCCATCCCCCTCGTCGGTGAGCGGAGGTCCGATGCCGATCCCGTATGCGACTGCGGACGATGTCTCTGACCGGTGGCCCCCGAACAAGGCGCCGCTGACGGAGGAGGAACGCACCCTCGCTGACACGTTGGCGATGGACGCGTCGTTCCAAATCCGGCGCCGGTTCCCCACCCTCGAGGGCCGCATCGCTGACGGGTTCGTCGACGAGCGGGAGGTGCGGGCCGTGGTGGCGCGCATCGTGAAGGACTCCCTGCTGGGGCTGATGCAGAACAACGGGGAAGCGGTGACGTCCACCACCGACCAGGCTGGGCCGTTCGCGCAGTCCCGGTCGTATGCGAACCCGTTCGGGAACCTGTACCTCGGCACCACGGACCTCGCGTTGCTGGGGGACCTCGCCGGGGTCGCCACCCATGTCCGGTCCGTCCGGCTGACCACCTCCCTTAGTGACTGATGGAAGCGCGGTGGGTCATCGACGTGCTGCCCTACGTGGGGAGCGCCGAGGACGAGTTCGGCAACCCGACCACCACCTGGGCCACCACACCGGTTCGTCGTTCGGTGTACGGGTGGGCGCCAGCTGGCACCAACGAGGCCACCGCGTCACGACAGACCGTCACTGCGGACATCGTGCTCTACGCTCCATCTGAGTTCACCCTCGACCCGCGCGACCGGGTCCGGTTGCTGGGTCAGACCTACGAGGTGCAGGGCGACGTGGAATCCTTCGACCACGGGCCGTTCGGGTACACGCCGGGGGTTCGGGTCAACCTGCGGCGTTACGGGGACGTGGTGCCCGCGTGAACGCGCTCCTGCCGTCCGCCCCGGCCCTGTTCGTGGCGTGGGCCAAGACCAACACCGCCCTCAACGCCATCCAGGCGGGTCGGGTCGCCACGAAGCTGAACGCGACCCTCCCCGCCACCAGGGTCCAACGCATCGGCGGCATCCCCGAGTCCCCACAGATCGACCAGCCGATCCTCCAGGTGGAGTGTTGGGCAGCGGACGAGGTGACCGCTGAGCGGTTGGCCCGGACCTACGTCGCGGAGCTCGACACGTTCCGGCACCGCGCGCCCACCGGTCAGGTGTTCACCTACTCGTTCGAGTCGGGACCGTTCTACTCCCCCGATGACCCGGCCCTGTCGCAGAACGTCCGCTACCTGTTCAGCATCCGCCTCGTCACGACCGCCTAGAGGAGAACCCCATGGCCACCACCGCACCGTTCGTCGCGCTCCAGCCGTTGTTCATCAACGGCGTCCGCGCCCACAACGCCGGCGACACCGTCCCCGACGACAACGTGAAGCGCAACGGGTGGGAGGACTCCGTGGCCCGTGCGACGTCCAAGGCGGCCCAGGAGGTCCTCGGGTCCACCGAGGACCAGGACGGTCCCACACAGCCCCCAGGGACCCCGCCAGCGTGACCAGGGTGGTGCTGCACCAGGGCGCCATCCGCGCTCTGGGACGCGAAGGCGCCGTGCCCATCGTTCAGGCGGTCGGTGAACAGGTCGCCACCCGCGCTGCTTCGGCAGCCCCCAAAGCATCCGGTCGTGGAGCTGGGTCTATCCACTCGGAGTCCGGAGTCGACGACACATCAGCCGTCGCGAAGGTGTCGTGGTCCCCCACGTTTTTCTACTTGTATTTCCACGAGGTCGGGACCTCGAAGATGTCAGCACGACCGTTCCTCCGTCCCGCGTTGGACGGCACCTACACCCTCTGAAACACCCAACGCCTGAGGAGGCGCGTTCGCTATGCCACCCATCACCGTCGCCACACCGAAGATCGCCACAGATCCGGGGTTCCTGTTCTGGGCACCGCTGGGCACCGCTGCCCCCGCCAACACCGTCGCCGGGTCGGTGTTCACCGACGCGTGGCCCTCGGCGTGGGTCGCGCTCGGTGCCACCGAGGAGGGCCACGCGTTCTCCTGGTCGACGTCGACCGAACCCATCGAGGTCGCGGAGTTCCTCGACCCCATCCGGTTCGTCGAGACGGGCCGTGAGGGGTCGGTGTCGTTCGCGTTGGCCTCCATCACCGCCGCGAACCTCAAGCGGGCACTCAACGGTGGCACCCTGACCACCACCGGGTCCACCGCGACCACGAAAACGGTCTACACTCCGCCCGAGCTGGGTGGGTCGGTGCGGTCGATGGTCGGGTGGGAGTCGCAGGACTCCACGGAGCGGCTCATCGTGTTCCAGGCGTTCAACACCGGGACCGTGGAGATCGCGCGGCGCAAGGGTGCCGACAAGGCCACCCTGCCCATCGAGTTCGGCATCGAGGCCCCCGCGTCGGGTCCGCCGTTCCAGTACGTCACCGCTGGTGTGGACCGGGCTGGTGTCTGATGGCCCTGATCGGCGAGTTCGAGGTAGCGGTCCGCGAGGTCGACCCCACCGAGGAGCCGGACCAGTTCCGGTTCTGTGGTGAGGTGTTCACCGTCGGCCAGGTCGGCCTGATCCCCCTGGGGAAGTTCGCCAAGGCTGCCGTGTCCGGGTTGGACTCCTCCGACATGGAGGGCCTCGCGGCCATGATCGACATGCTCACCGACACCGTGGTCGACGAGGACCGGGGTCGGTTCCTCGACACCGCGCAACGCAACCGGGCCAAGGCCGACGACCTCATGCCGATCATCATGGCCATCATCCAGGCCGAAGCGGCGCGCCCTACCCAGCGGCCCTCCGACTCCTCGGGTGGGCCGTCACGAACTGGGGCGAGCTCGAGGGCATCCTCGTCCTCCGTGGCGCCGATCTTGCGGGACCCACGCGTCCAGGGGTTGGTCCCGGTCGACGCGGCCGCGATGTCGCTGGTGGGCTGATCCACTGGCCGCTGCGGCTGCTGCTGAACACCGTCTATGCGCTCCTCGCGGAACGGGCTGACGCCCAGGACCTCGCGGAGTTGGGGTGGTTGCCACACGCGGAGGAAAAGGAACGCCGCAACATCGCCCGTAACCGTGCCGAGCTCGACGCTGTGCTCGCGATGCCCATGGGCAAACAGGCCGCCGCTGAGGAGGCCCTGATCCGTGAGCTCGGAGGTGGGACGTGACGGCTCTGGCGAC